TTTTGCACCTCCAATTACTAATAATGTAATTATATTATAATACTTTATATTGCATTTTGCAAGAATAAATTAATATTTATCAGAAAATATTGCGAAAAGTATTGACAAGTTTTTTTAGTTATGTTAGTATTTTAATTAAGAATTACGAAACGCAATAAAAGGAGGTGGAACTTTTGGCTGACTACACAAAAATGTGGGAACTCAAAAGAAAGATCAAAGAAGAAGGCTATACTTACGCCGAGTTAGCTGTTGAAATAGGGATGGGCGCAAATACTCTTAGTGATAAATTGAACGGTAAATCTACTTTTACTATTGATGAAGTTCAATTAATAGTCGAAATTCTTGATATTGATCCTAGAGAAATTCCTAAATATTTTTTTAATTTATAATTACGTAACGTAAGGATGATATAAAATGAATGATATTAAGATTTTTGAAAATTATCAGTTTGGAGAAATAAGAGTTAGAAAAGAAAATGATCAAATTTGGTTTGTTGCTAAAGATTTATGTAATGCATTAGATATTTCTCATTATAGAGATGCAGTTTATAGATTAGATGATGATGAAAGGGGGTCGCTAATAGTCGACACCCCTGGAGGAAGACAAGAAATGTCAGCAGTAAATGAACCAGGAATGTATTCTTTGGTTTTGAAAAGTAGAAAACCAGAAGCGAAAAAATTTAAGCGCTGGATAACTCACGATGTAATTCCTGAAATCAGAAAGACTGGACAGTATGCTGCTAAACCTAGATCAGTTGAGGATCTTATTATTATGCAGGCTGAATCAGTTAAGGAATTGAAACAAAAGGTTGATCATCAGGAAAAGCAAATTAAGTCAATGAAAAATTCGCTTATTCACACGGATCAAGATTGGCGTGACTGGGCTAATAAACAACTTAACACTATAGGCTACCAAATGGGAGAAAGATATAGAGAAGCTAGAAGAATGAGCTACACTATATTAGAAAACAGAGCGCGCTGCCGTTTAGATGTTAGATTATCAAACCTAAAAAACAGGCTAAGAGAAGCTGGAGCGACTGAAACAAGAATTAACGATGCAAATAAATTAGATGTTATTGGTGAAGATCCCAGGTTGAAAGAAATATACAAATCAGTTATAGAAAAACTTTCTATCAAGTATTCAGTCTAAGAGGAGGTGTTTGAATTGAAGCCAGAAATTCAAGCTAAAGAGATCATAGAGAAAAGGGTTAGTGAAGAAGTTAAAAAATACCCGTTATTAATGAAAGTAGATGAAGTTAAGGAAGTGTTAGAAATTAGCGATGATGGCCAGATATATAAAATGCTTAATAAAGGCCAGGTACCCGGAGGAAAGAAAATACCTGGTTTAGGTTGGAGAATTAATAGAGATGTCTTTTTTACCTGGCTTTATTCTGGAGGTGATTCAAATTAAAAAAATCATCTTTAAATTAAAAGGGGCCTTAGAAATGCTCATCATCGCTTTAAAAGTTTCAGAAAGTGAAGAGGATAAAGAAATAGTTTTTAGAGCTCAACAGAAATTAGGAATGAAGAACGGCCTGAGGTATGCGAAAAGAGATTTTGTAGATGAAGTTGCTGACCAATTAGTATTATCAATTATTGAAACTTTAGAAAATCAAATCTCAGAAGTTAAAGAACACCTGGAAAATAAATTAAAAAATAGAAACTCTGGAGAGGATGAACTAAATGAAATTAACTAAAAAAGAAAAAACAGCCAGTTTGTTACTTGATTTATTTGTAGATTTCAATGATAAAGCTGAGGTTATTTATTATGTTGATCCAGTAGATGAATTAGTAATGTGTTCGACGGGAAAAGAAACAAAACTCATTTGTCCTATAAATGAGGTAGAAAGCGCAACCAGTACTGAAGATGATGTTTTATTCATTGAAGCGGACAAAACCTTTAAATTGACTAAATCTGGACCTATGGAGGTGCAAAAATGAAGATAGATATCAGTTTATCTGAGGAAATGACTATCAAAAGTGCTTTGCAGATGAGGTTGGCCAACCTGAAATCGATAAAATATAAAGATGAATATGTAAAAAAAGAAATTAAGAAAATTGAATTACTCTTGGAGAAACTAAATAAAGAAGATGAAAAAGAAGCTAAGAGAATAATGAGAGGTGAAGGTTAAGATGGGAACTATTAGAGAATGGCAACTTGTTATAATGGGTTTTCTTTGGGCCTTCCTTCTGTTCGTATTATTTCCACCAATGATCAAAGATATAATAGACACATTTAAAGAATTGTTTATACTGCTGCTGGCCCGGATAATTATATTTTTTAAGCGAATCAGAAAATTTTGGGCTATCTGGCGAAAGACTAAAGAAATCCCAGCTGATGGCACAGCTGAGATTCAAAAGAAAAAGCACTCTAAATACATTATAACAAATAGTTGCACTGATTTCCATAGGCAAAACTTAGAGAGGTGGAGATAATGAAATTATTTTTAAAATTTAAACTTTGGTTAATTGGAATACTGATCCCTTCAATTCATAAAGATTTAGATTTCTTAGAGCTGAACTATGACAGAAGCAAGAAAGGTCCTCTGATTATTTTATCAAATAAAGGAGCTGGCCAGATCAAGGACTGGGAAGGTAAATATTATCACTCTTATCAAAAAACTATAGGTAAAACAAAATTAACCCATTATGATACTACAGAAATTTACAGAGCAGAAGAAAATGAAGCATAAAAATTTGGTGGTGATAAAGCGTGGCTGGATACTTCAAACTCTATCGAGATATATTTGAAAGCAGCATATGGATGCAGCCAGTTGATTTGCGATTGTTCATATACCTAATTGGACAGGCCCGCTATAAAGAAGAACCAAACACCAAATATAAGGCTTATGGAATCATTATTAAACGCGGGCAGTTCCTCAGGTCCTATAGAAAAATAAGAGATGATCTTGAGTATTTTGAGAACAATGCTCTTAAGCATTATAGTCTTTCAGTAATCAAACGTTCGGTGGATAGATTGGTAGAACAAGAAAGAATAGAAATTGAACAAACTAAGCTTGGAACACTCTTTACAGTCGTTAATTACTGTCAGTATCAGGATTATCAAGAAAAATGCGACCAGCTTGGAACAGACTTGGAACAGGGTTGGAACGGCGCTGGAACGGACGCGGAACAATACAGTAAGAAGGGGAAAGAAGGGGAAAGAAAGGAGAAAGAAAAACGTTCGGACTCTGAAAGCCCGAACCCTCCTTCTAAAACTGAAGAAGATAACCCTAAATATGGAGAAGATTCTAGACCTTATAAAGCAGCAATGCATTTAAGAAAAAGAATTTTAGAAAATAATGAAAAGGCCCAGGTTCCTCAACCAGATCCAAAGTCAATGGAAAAATGGGCTTACGAGTTAGATAAGTTAAATAGACTGGGTCCGGTAGGTAGAAATGATGCCGGTTATGATTGGAAAGAGATCGGAATGATTATGGAATGGTGCCAGGATCATCACTTCTGGAACACTAATATTTTATCAGCCGGTACTTTTAGAGAACAAATAATCAAATTAGAAAATCAAATGAAAAGCGATATTAATAATGGAGAATGGAAAGCATCTAAAAATTCAAAACAAAAAGGGAATAAGAGAAAAGAGTTGTTTTTAAAATATAAAAATGAGGAAAAGAATAATTCTGGGGGTGAATAGATTGGAAAAATCAGAAGTAGTTCAGTTACTTAGCGCTTTAGATAGATATTATAATCATAAATTTAACTTTCCGGTTGAAGATGATAGCGAGAATGAATTATTGATTGAGGTCTGGCATGACTATTTAGGAGATTATGATTACAAACCAGCTTCAGTAGTATTAAAAAAACTTATGATTGAAAAAGAATGGCCACCAACACCAGGTGATTTAATTAGAGGAATTCAAAAAGCAATGACCAGAGATGAACCAGTAATGAAAATAAGCGGGCCAGAAGCCTGGAACATGGTTTTAAATGCAATCAGCAAGCATAGTTGGGTATATAATCCTAAAGAAGTGAAAGAAGCACTCCCGGAACCAGTTCTAAAGGCTGCAGAAATAACTGGGTTCAGTTTGATTAATAATAATGCTGATGACAGTTTCATTATGAACAGATTTATTAAGACTTATGAACAGATTTCAGAACATGAAAAAGAAAGAATGCTGCTACCTGGAGGAATTAGAAAAGATATTGAGAGAATTGAAAGACCAGAAGTAAAACAACTTGCAGAGAGGATAAGTGATAATAATGAATAATGAAGTTTTCCCTAACTGGAAAAATGCTAATCAAGAATTAGAAAAATTAACAGAAGCAACATTTATTTATCCGGCCTTTTCCAAACCGTCTGGCCAGATAGCAATTAACTTATTTTTTGTAGATGAAAAAGCTCTTGATGTAAAGATACCTCAGGGGCATAAGAGAAAATTCGAGAACATACTTGTGGCATTGACTCAGGAAGTGATTCAAAAAGTCGGACTTAATATAATTGGAATGGCCTATAGAAATCAGGAGTTAACAGGTGATGTCAGAGAAATGATGGCCCGGGATGCAATTAGTAGATTCAAAAAATATTCTGAAGATCATGATCTAAAAGATTTTCTTGCCAGGAGACTTAGAGAAAGATTAGGTTTACCGGTTGAAGATGATGCAGAATATACTATTAGATTAGCCTGGGAGGGTGAAGAAGAATGAAACCAATTATAGTAAATGGAAATGTTGATGCAGACACTAAAAACGATATGGCCGGACTGCTCAGAGACTTTAAGAATGACAACAAAGGGAAAAGAATTAAAATTGCCGGACCATTTATCGAAACTGCATTAAGTACTGCAAATTATGAAAATGTTGAAATTGAATTAAGTGAAAATTATAAAGAAATCAGACTGAATATTACTGATAAAGACGCTGAGGTCTCAGCTTAAGGAGTTGGTTAAAGTGCCAGTTGTTAATACAAACGTAAAAGAAATAGGTTATGCTGCGTTAGCTCTGGCCATAATCGAAGGATATACACCGGAAGGAGCTTTGCAGGTAGTAGAAACAGGAGAAGAGCCAGTGACTAAGTTCAATGGAGATAATGATATTTTAGACATGATCATTTTAAAGTTTACTGAAGATATGACCTATAAAGAAATTGGTGAAGTTTATAATATTAGTGCAGATAATGCTTATAACAAGTTCAGAAGACTGGCTGCTAAAAGAAAAACCGAAGACATGGTAAAACTTTATGATGCCGGACTTAATTTTAATCAGATAGCAAAAGTTTTTAGGATGTCCCGGCAGGGAATCTGCTACAGATATAACAAAGCCAGGGGTGGAGATAATGAAAAGTCATGAGGTTATTTTCAAGAAAGACGGCCGGGCTAGAAAAGAGGTTATTAAAGCAAGGAACCAGTCAGCTGCAGTCGAAAAAATAAAAAAGAAACACAGGACCACTCATATTATTAAAGTCAGAAAACCAAAAGTAACTTTTGATGAGATATTAAATAAGTTGTTAGGGTGATCAGGGTGAGTAAGAAAATTGAAGTAGGTGATACAGTTCAAAGAAAGTATACTTTCGGAACTGGAGATAAGACAATCGAGGGAGTAGTGCTGGGGAAAGACATTAATAAGGTATCTGGAGAGTCCTGGCTAAGAATAGCAGTTAAAGGTAATTTGAATTATAAAATTCTTTCACCAGAGAAAAGATGCAAGAAAATAGATAAAAAATATAAGCTGCATGAGGGTGGACAAATGAGACTTTTTGAGGAGGTTTAAGGATGGAAGATAAAATTTTAGTAGCCGAGGTTGATTATAAAGGGATAGGTAGTTATACATTACTACCCAGCCAATTTAAGAGTGTTGATATTGAAATGATGAAAGAAGAGGTAGTGGATGAATGCTTAAACGGGATGGGGGCAATTGATGAAGAAATTTATAATTCCGAAATTGAAGTCACAGTTACTTTTAAGAATATGACTAAGAAAGAAGTAGAAAATATGGCAGAGTTTAATGGATTTTAAGGAGGTTAGAATGAAAAAGAAAAAGCAAAACAGATATATTTACAGAGTCTATTATCAGACCGGCGGAGGAATCAAAGGTTGGAAAAGGTTAATAACTAGAAAAAGAATGACAGTGGCCAGAAGAGATAAAATGGAAAGTGTTTTATTAGAATTAATAAATAAAGAACGGGCTATAAAAGGTAAACCAGAAATACCAATTTTAGTTGTTACAAATGTTGAATGGATTAATAAAATAGGCAGGGGGATATCATGGAAATAGATTATTTAAAACCAATCGAAGACAAGATAAAGAAAGAATACAGCCAGCTGTCTCCGGCAAAGATAGAAGAAATAATTGAGAAAGCAGATGAAGAGGTTAGAGAAAAAGAAGAATAGTTAAAAGGTGGTATGAAAATGGATTTAACAATATTTTACGAGCTGCTTAATGACATAGAACAGAATCCAGAAGCTAAAACAATAATAATGCCGTTAGATATTTGGTTTAACTTTAAAGGTACAGAAATATTTATGAATTATGGCCGGTTCATATCCGCCGAAGACGGACATATAAAATATTATGAAGATGGCCCAAGAGATAAAGTAGAGCTTTTTGACTTAGAAATAGTTAGAGTTTCACCGCATTTAATAGATAGCGATTATTTATTAATAGATAAAGTGATTACTAAAACTGGCATTGAGAAGATTATTGAGTTAGAAAAAATAATCTCAGCAGGCGAAGGAGGTAAATAAGTGAAAGATCAACTTAAAGGACCCTGGGAGTTTATAGAGTATGAAAATTCAATGTTTACAATTTTAGAAGTGAAAGATAAGAATTCTAATAAGATGATAGCAAATTTTGTTGCTAATGATGAAGATTATCCAAAGAAGAAACGGCTCGCCCTGGCAATATCAAAAATACCTAACTTATTAAAGTTATTTGAGACTATCAAAACAGAGGTTAAGCTCCAGGAGCAGAAAGAAGATAACTCTGATAATCAGAACATAATGATTAATTATTTAATTAAAGAGAACTCAGAGGAGCTGGCCCGGATTATTCAAGAAATAGAAGTGGATCTAAATGGATAGCACATATTTGTTCTGGTTTATATTTATTTGGTGCTTAATAACAATGGCCAGAGCAAGAAAATAGGGAGGAATAGATGAATTTAGGAAATATATTATTTGCAATTGGTGGAGTAGTTTTCGGAACAATAGTTACAGCTATAAAATTGCATAAAGAAAATTATGAGCAGCAGGAAATGATCAATAAATTAAACGGTAAATTAGTCCTTGAAAAAACTTCAAAAGAGCTTTATTTAAAAATGTTTGAAGAACAATTAAGAAAAAACGCAAATGATAAATATGCTAGAGCCTGCGACTCACCTGAGGAAGAGTTCAAAAAGATTGAGTATGAAAATGAGCCGATATTTCCGGGCTTGGGAAAAGAAGGATTTGTGTCTGGCGGACAAGATATAAATTATTATGGTATTAGAAGTCCTTTTAGCTGGGTGGAACCTTATTCTAGACCATATTATTTGCCTTATTCAGCCAGAAAAGAATTAGAAAATAATAAAGAGGTGAAAAAACATGATGAGATATAGAACTGATTGCGGAATGGAATTTAACTCAACTGAGCATACATGCAAAAAGAATGTAAATCTAGAAAGAAAATTAATTGAAGGTAACCGGCCCAAAAATATAAAAGTTGAATTTGGGATGAATGAAAAATGTAAAGAATGTGCAGCAGTGAAAGAAAAAATAGATAAACTGCTAAATACTGAAGATGGTACAACTTTCAAAATTAAAGTTAAGTACTGTGAAGCCAGATCAATAACACCTGAAGAAAGATACTGGCTGCTGTTGGATAGTTTGAGAGAAACCATCTCGGTATCAGTTAATGATTATGAAACCAGAGAAGGTTCATTTGAAAGGTTGGATGAATTGCACAGAATTAACAACAAACTCTTGAAAGTGGTAAAAATGTCAAAGGATTTACTCTTAAATTTAGAAGCTAATCCGGATGCCTGCGGGATAATGGATACAGTCGAGTATTTAGAGGGAGCAATCAGAGACGCGGAAGGTGAAAAATAATGACTTGCTTAAAATGCGGAAAAGTAATTGTTACAGATACTGATCAACCAGAATTTGGAGTCTGCGATAATTGCATAAAAAAGAAAGGGAATTAGATGCTTTTAACTGTTATAGTAACATATTTGGTGTTGGGTGCATTGATCACTATGACCCTGGGAGATGTTTTTAGTTCAGTTTATATAGATTGGAAAATGCTTTGGTTTGATATATTATTATTTGTCTTTGCAGTAATTACTTCTCCTGTATTAAGTTTAATATTTATTATCCAGGGAGTAGTTGAAAAAATTAGAGGGAGGTTCTAAATTTGGCAAATTATATTTTAGATGAAATAAAAGGTCAATTGATTGATCAACAAAAACCAAAACATTTAAATTGCTGGAATTGTCCTAATCATAATAAATGTTCAAAGATTAAAAGGTATTGCCCTACATTTAATTTAAGCACAGAAGATTTTTCTAAAAAATATATCGAAGTAGAGGTTGGGTAATTATGATTAAAAATACTATAGTTCAATGCAAAATATACGATGATCCAGAATTAGGACCAGAAACTATAAACATTTGGGAAGGAGTCAGGGAAAAAGAAGGTAAAGATGCTGATAAAAAGTTTAATATAACAGACTTTAATATTTTATCTTATACCGAACAAAAAAACAGAGTCTTAATACGTGTCACTTTAGAAGAAAAAGGAGCTGATGAATGATGCCTAAATTTAAAAATCGAATTCATAATCACCCTATGATGGAAAAGAAATTAGGGTTAGATGATGATCATGTAATTATTGATAGAGAACTTTTTGAAGAATTAAAATATAAGCAGTATGGAAATTGTGACTATATAAATGTAAAGGAGAGTGAATAATGAAGGAAATTAAATTTGGATATAGTGCAAGTGCAAAAGAAAAAGAGGAAATATTAGACCTCCCTGATGGTACAACTTCTGAAGAAATAGAAGAATTGTACATTGACTGGTTAAGCGAAAAAACAGGCGGCTATTGGGAGGAGGCTGAGGATGAAAATGAGAACTAAAGTTGTGGATATAAAAACAATGGTTAGGCATTTAAACAGTGGATGGCTTAATGATACCGATCAAGAACTTTTTGATTTGCTAATAACCTGGGCTAGTAAAGGGTATAGAAAAGTAAATATAGATGAAATAGCAGACGTTCTAGGTTGGCGTAAAAACAAAGTAAAATATAGATTAAATAAATTAAGAGATAGAGGTGTATTAACATGCTCAACAGAATAGTACTTATCGGCCGGTTGACACGAGATCCAGAACTTAGATACACCAGTAACGGAACACCGGTTTGTAACTTCACACTGGCCGTAGAAAGAAATTATACCAATCGAAATGGTGATCGTGATGTTGATTTTATCAGTATTGTCACCTGGAGGGGTTTGGCTGAAAACTGCGCCCGTCATCTTGGAAAAGGTAGACTTGTGGGAGTGGATGGCCAGCTGCATATTAGAAAAAGCGAAAATAACAATAGAACTTATATAAACCCTGAGGTCAATGCAGACAATGTCCGCTTTCTAGATTTCGCAAACAATAACAACCAGAGAAATAATTCACAAAATAATAATAACCGGCAGCAGAATTCTAAAAATAATAACCAGGGAAATAGAAAACAGCAGCCACAGAATAATCAAAACAGCCAGAGTCAGCAACAACCTCAAAACCGGCCACAAAACTATAACCAGAATCAAGGCGGTAACGGAAATTTTGACCCCGACGACTTCGATGTTCCCTTTTAGGCGCAAAGTTAATTAGTCAAAAAATAGAGAGGAGATAAGATGGGATATATAAGCAGAGAAGATCAGAAAATAGCAGAAGTATTAAGTCACTTTCAATTATATTTAAATGACAAAATCGACAAGTATAAAGAAATTGATTCAGTTGAAAAGTCACCTAAGTTTATACGCTCTATCAAGATGGCCCGGACCTACACCGGCAAAGTAAAAGACATGCTAATGGAGGATGCAGCCAAAGAGCAGAAAGAAAATATTATTAAAAAGGTGCGTGATACAAAACTTTCTTTAGATTATACCAGGGTGGCCAAAAAGAAAAAGAGAAAGATGAGGAAAGAGGACGATGTCACTGCAGTAGAGACTGATGATCTTTATGACATCATTGACAAAACTGTAAAAGTTCATTGTCTCGAATGCATTAAATCAAAAGATGAGATTGATAAATGCAAATTAAGAAAGCGTTTATTAAAATATGACATTCCAGTAATACATGATGATCCAGAGCATAGCAGTTGCCCTTATAAAGTACTGCCGGACATGGTGCAAAATGAATGATTACTATATTTGCGATATTGAAGGCTGCGGGGAACAGATCAGGAATGGCCGGTTTTGTCACTATCATAGCTCAATAACCGACCGGCCATGCGCTTGGTATTACCATAATGATTTGGGTACAGCTGCAGTGGAATGGTGCAGGAAGAAAAACAAAAGATTTATTGAAGTTAGCTGCAAAGGATGCGAGGATCACATAAAACCAGAGAACGGAATTGAAATCATTGAGAAGTTGACCGGACTTAATGGAGGTGGAAAATGAACATCAACAAAGAAATTGAAAAAATAATGAAAGATGATGATCAACCATTTATTCAAGTGAGAAAAAGATACACTGATGAGGGAAAATATAATCCTTGGTATCTAAACAATAATTTATCTTTGCCGGCTTACGGTTTGATGGCTTACTTATGGGATTTAGTCGGAAGAACTAATACATTAAAGCTAAAAGTTTTAACTATAAACATGGGATTTAAAGAAAAAGCGATAAACACAGCAATAGACGAATTAATCAAAGAGGGTTATCTTCAAATCTCAAAAGTTCCAGTTCCAAAGAAAGTATATCGGTTTGATATATTCAGAAATAAGTACAGAACAAGCAGCAGATACACTTCAAAAGATTTACTTTAGGAGTGAGCCAAATGGGAAATTTAAAATTAAAAAGAAATAGTGGGAAGATTACTTTTAAAAAATCAGAGGATAATAAAAATAGTGCAATGATTGCCGGCTGGATATCAGCTAAAAGGACCGGAATCTGGCTTAATCATATTAGAGGATTAGAAAATAGGTTTTTCGATATTGAAGAAAGACCAGAAATCAATGAAAATCACATTACTCTTTATGAGTCTGGCCAGATAATTGGATGGATAGAAAAAGATTATAAAAAAGAAATTGAGGACATACTCTGGAAGCATCTAAAGCATTATACTCATAAACCGGCAGAAGAAAAAGAAGTTAAAAAAGAGATTAAAGAGGAGCCGGCAGAGTTTGGCCAACTGGCATTATTTTAATAGACAGGAGTGGGAAAATGATTTTATCAGATCAAGAAATTATGAGAGCTCAGACAGAACACAATATAATAAGTGATTTTAATCCAGACCAGGTGGAGCCGGCATCATATGATCTAAGGTTAGCAGACAAGATTTTACTGGAAAGAAATTATTCAAGACCTATAGGAATGAATGAAGAGGTTGAATATATACCGACATCAATCAATGACCGGCCACTCAATCCACAGGAATTTGTTTTAGGTAGCACAAAGGAGTACATTTCATTGCCAGACAATTTAGCAGCATTTGTTACCGGCAAGTCTACCATCGGTAGAAAAGCAATAGAAGTTCATCAGACAGCTGCATGGATAGATCCGGGGTTTCAGGGCAACATCACTTTAGAGATTATTAACAATTCTTCAAACAAAAGAAAACTCAAGGCCGGGGAATTAATCGCTCAGATAGTCTTTTTTAAAGTGGCCGGCACAGTACTGGAACCTTACGATGGCAAATATCAAAATTCAGATGGTGTAATTGGCAGCCTGATAAATAAAGAAACTGAAATTAAACCGCTCTTTATCGGTGGCCCGGGCCAGGAGGTAAATCAGAATGAAATATAAATTATCAGTTTTAATTGTCACTTTAGCAATATTCCTGGGCTATTCAATATTATGGGAGACTCAGGAAGGTAGATTGTTTGCGGCTAAATGGTTAGTGGTTTCGGGAACATTTATCTTAACTTTTAAAGAGTAGAGTATAGAAAGGGGTGTTATTAGATGCCGGACTTTTTAAAACAGTTAATATTTTTAATCATAATGAATATAGCAGCATACAGAATAGCGAAAACCGAAGAAGGAAAAATATATTTAGCCAAATTCACATTGATTATTGCGTTTATTTTACTTATATCAATTTAAGGAGGAATAAAGATGAGTAAAAGAATTAATAAAAGAGACTTATTAAATAAAGCAAAAGAAATTAAGAGCGAAGGGCAGCATCTAGCATTAACAATAGTTACACCAGGCAACAGAGAAGTTATTATTGTGCCAAACGATGATATAGAAAATAAACTTCGCTATATTGATAACGCTTATGATTCTAATCTTGACCATAAAAGCTTGATAAGTGGAGGGGTGAAAATAACAGATGTTTGTAACCTTGAAAAATGGATTGAAGAAGTCCGAGAACATGGATTTTATGGTTTATCCGATACTTATAGAGAACTCAAAGACAAAATAGAAGCAGAAAGTGAAAATCAATGACCGGGCCAGAAATTAAAATAAATAGAATTGTCGGACCTGAGGACGAGCCAGAATGTGTAGTTTCACCTATAGATGATGATCAAATAACTTTGTATAAGGATTATGTAAAAGCGCCGTGGTCAGTCAGAGAGGTGCAGAAAAGAAATGAGATTCAGTTTAAGATTTTAGATAATGAAGAGAAAATAATCTGCCAGGTAACTACTAAGTTGAAAGACCAGAAATATGGCAAGGTTATAGCAAGATTAATTGCCGGAGCTCCCAGAATGGTAGATCAAGGGGCTAAGGTTGAAACAGCTTTGCTTTTTAGAAATGAAGTTGATCCCATGGAAGAAATTAAAAAGCTCATTCGGACAGCTAAAACAATTAAGCATGGTATTGTTGAGATGTGGGAGTGGAAAGAATGAAATCAGTTAGAAAGCAAATAATGGACACTTTTAAAGTACCTGTTGAGTATTTATATATACACGAGGAGGTGAAAGAATTGACCGGGCCAGCACTAAAGGACGAAAAGATAACTTACAAAGATCAAGAAATGAACTATTATCATTTTATAGAAATGCTGATATCTAAATCATATAAATTAAATGCAGCTATCTTTGTAGATAAAACTGGAATTGATCTAAGAGTAGTGGATTTAGAAATTTTAGGTCAGATAATATTAGATACTAATCGTTCAAATGAATTACTTAAATTATCACATAAAAAGTTATATAATTTCATGGTTGAATTCTATTTTAAATTCAATTATTTTGATGAATTAAAAAGATATCAAAATAGAGATATACATCTCGGTAGAATTGAGATAGAGAATGATTTTAAAAAAATGGTAAATAAATTTGAAGTTGATCATGGTTTGGATATGAAGAAAGTTTTAATGGGCGCACTGGGAGTGCCCTGGCATAAATATAAATATAAATTGTTCAAAAGAATAAAACCCTAGATCAAGACCGGCCGGGGGAAGTTCAAGAGCGATGGCCCGGGCAATTAGGAGGTGAATAATGAATAAAGTATATTTCTTTTACAATGAAGAAGGAGCAGGGAAATATGTGGCACACAAATCCTTTAAAGAAGCGAAAGAAATAGCATTGTTAAGCCCAGTTTTTGATATGCTTGAAAATCCATTTGTAGATATTAGAGGAAATTTAGTTAAAAGATATGATTATAGAGATAAAAAAGAATATATAGTTAAAACAAATACAGAAGGAATGTTAAGTACTCAAGAAATTGTAGATTTAGGGATAGCCTGGTGGCAATGTTCAAATTGTGGAACTGATGATATGGAAATAGTTGATAGTGGAGAAAATTACAACTGTTTATCTTGCGGGCACTCTGATGAAGTTCCGTATTATTAATTATAAGCTGGCCCGGGTATTTATTAAAAAATGAAAATAGGAGGAAATTAAAATGGCACAATATACTCAAGCCCCTGAGGTAGAAAATATTGCTAATAAGTTAATAGAAAAATATCATAATTACCTACAGGGTTTTAAGATTATTTACTTATTTAGAGACAAAGCGATGAAATCAAAAGGAAAAGAGGTTTATGGTAAAGCGTCAAAAGTACAATCTAAGTATCAAGCTATTACTGGAGCAACATTTGTCATCGAGATAGCTGAGCCGGCATTTTATTCAATGGAGCACAAACATCAGGTAGCTTTAATAGATCATGAACTGATGCATTGCTTTATTGATGAAAATGACCAACCAACAATACTTTCTCATGACTTTGAAGGATTTAACAAAGAACTTAAAAGACATGGCTTCTGGGCTTCTGATTTGCAGATCATGAAGAAGCAGCTGCAACAGATGGAACTGCCTTTTAATGAAAAACCAGAACTTAAGGTGGTGAGTGGGTAGTGCCAATCAATCACAAAAATCTGGCCCGGGCCAGAGAAAAGAGCGGAAATACTAAAACATTTTTAGCAAAAAAATGCGGTGTAACAATAACTACCTATAGCAAGTGGGAAGATGGAGACACTGTCCCGGGAGTCGATAAAGCTAAGATACTTGCGGATATATATGAAACAACAGTTGACGTATTATTTTTCAGCAGAGTATTTAGACTAATTTGAGGTGAGGTAATTGGATTTTAAATGCAGCTTAAGCAAATGGAGAACTAACAAAAGGTCGGCCAGGTTAACATTACTGGTCGGCCCCAAAGATGCACCAATGGATTTATATAACTTTGAAGACAAACCGCTCGATATTATTTTAGACAGCAAAGTTAAGATAAAAGGAGAAATCAAAAATATTGAGCAGCTGGTAAAAGGAAAAATTAAAATTGTGATCGTTGCTGCTGAAGATTATAAAAAAGAAATTATTAGTGGTGGCCCGGGCCTTAAAAATTCAGAAGAAATAAAAGCTACTTTTTTGATTGATGCTGATGAACAGGTTAAGCGAATGAATATGATCAGTGGCCGGCAGAGAAGAAAAGCTTTTGCAACTATAAAAGATATTGCGGAAGGCACTGGCCATGAGACTAATGAAATGTACAGAATCATAAAAGATAAATTTTCAGAAGTTACCGGTTATGGTGAGATTAGCCTTTCGGATTGTACTAGAGAAACCGCTGCTCTTTTTATTGAGTATTGCATAAGGTTAGGGTATGAAAGTGGAGTTGAGTGGAAAGAACACCCCAGAGAGAGAATGGACAATCTTTATAGATGGCTGCGGCTGTGTCTTGATCAGAAAATTTGTGCAGTGTCTGGCCTGCCGGGAAAAGAATATTTAATTGATAACTCTGGAGCTATAATTCATGCTCATCACACTGATGCAATCGGGATGGGAAGAAACAGACAGAAATTTGATGACAGTAAACTCAAAAAGATATCTCTATCAGCTAAATATCATAATGAAGCGCACAGTATGGGTTGGGAATCTTTTAAAGAAAAATATCATGTTGAGGGCATTATCTATCCGTAATGGATTAGGTGCTGGCCCGGTGATCGGAGGTTGATTTTGTTGGCCTGGAGAAATGTAAGCGAAAAACAAGCAAAAGATTTGATTAAGAAAAAGAGAAAAGGTGCCGGTGTTAATGTTTTAGAAGAGGAAGAACAGAAAAAGCTAGCTCAATATCTTGATTATAAATATATGGAAGGCGATTGGTGCCATGTACCTAATGAAGGTGACCACAAAGTTCAGTATTATGTTAAACAAAAAACTTTAGGTGTTAAATCAGGCGTGCCGGATGCATTAATTTTCAAGCCGGTTGCCGGCTATAATGGAATTGCTATTGAACTTAAGAGGTTGAAAGGTGGCCGGGTTAGCGAAAGCCAAAAGAGATGGCTTAAGAGGTTTAAAGAGAACGGTTGGGCTGTTAAGTTAGCAGAGGGAGCAGATGCAGCTATAGAATTTATTGAAGAACTGGAGGGGTAAAATGATCTGGATAGATTTTTTTGATGATACAAAAAACAAAATTAAAAATATAAAAGATATTAATAATATTGAAGTAATAAGATTTGATTTTATAGTGGATGGTCATGCAGACCAGATGTACATTTATTTAGAAGAAAAAAGATTATTATCATTAACAAAACCTTCTATAAAAATTAATTATAAATATTTGAGAATCAATAATATAAGTGCCACTATGTTTATTGAAAAAGCAATAACAGAACTAGAATACCAACCAGATGGTTTTTTCTTAGATGATTCCATAACATTAAGAATTAACCAAGGTCATGATATCGAAATAAAAATTTGATGAGGTGAAGTCATGAAAAATATAGTTGATATAATTGATAGCTTTCTAAATGAAATACAAAAAGAAACTGAAAACAGACCTTATTTAGACATGATGTTTTTTGTAAGTGAAAAAGAATATAAAAAAATAAAAGATGTTTTTATGAGTTCAGCCAACAAAAAAGAATTAGTGATCAAAAGGAGCATGGCTCATAGTGACCCAGAAGCAAGATATGAAACTTATCGTTTTGAAAAACGGTGGATAAAGTTTAGTTTTAGAGTTGATACGAGTTCTGGTGAAGATAATGAAGATTAAACTTAGGTTTGAAAATCATGAAATAGGAACAATTATCAAAATAATGGCTGATAAATATAATGATGCCGGAGAATTATTAAGCTCAAAAAGTGTTGGCTATGTTAGCAGCAGATTAATCGCTAAAGGTGTAGAATTTAAAGACATAAATTTTGATTAAAGGAGTGATCGCTATCGAACTAATAAAAAACGTTCCTTATTTTATTTATAAATTATTTTTAATTCTTATAATGTTTGAATATATACTTGTTAAAGTAAAATTTATAAACCAAGTATTGAATATTCCTGGAATGATTGAAGAAAAAGTAGTAGAAAATTTAGTTAAAGAATATTTTATGAAGATAATTGGTGGGATATTAATTTTAAGATTTTTGTTAATAAAACTTTAAAAAAGGATGAGAAGAATGAAAACTGATTTAGAAAGACTTCACGATGTAGCTTTAAAAGAAAATCACGGTCCTAGAGAAGGTAAAACTTTTTATGATTGTCATTTAGTTGCCGGAGCCTTAGAATTAGAAAATGAAGAGGTTATAATCTGGCTCCCATCTTTACGCAGTGCGAAGCATATAAAACCAATGCTCAAAAAGGTATTACAAGATCATGATATTTCTATAGCAAGCAAACCAAATAGAAATTGTTGGATATTAGATAATAATTCTAGAATCATTTTTGCTTGGGGAAATATTAATGGTTACTCTCATGATTCGGCAGTAGTGACTTTTTGGTAGGAGGAATCTATGATCACTTCCAATAAACGATATAATATAATTACAAGATGCATGAAAGTATTATTTATGATTGTAAATGAGAGTGGTTTAAATAGAAATTTGATTGCCGGCCGGTTGGGGGTGAGCTCTAAAACGGTCAGTAGATACATTAATATTTTAAGAGCAGCAGGGTTTGAAATAGTTTATAACTTTAAAAAGAAAGAATATGAAGTAATTAATTATCAAATGGTGGAGGGGTTGGGCGGAAATGCTAAATGAATCTAAATTAATTTGTGAATACCAGGGTATTAAAAGACATATTCAAGTGCCAGTATTATGTCCTAGGTGCAACAGAAGGACTTTCATTTTAGATAATAGAAAAGAAAAAGGTAAATGTATAAGGTGTGGCAAAGAAATGACCGCTGATGAATTATTGGAAGTTGCAAAGGCTGATTACTTAGAAAAACACAGTGCTACTGATTATCAAATTAGAAATAACAGAGGTGACTGCGGCAATGCCTAATAAAGAGAAAGAAATCATAGAAGAGTTGTTAAATAATTATAGAAGGATAAAAGCAAAAGTTGCAACAGAAGCTATAAAAGATGCTCCTGAATATGCACTGCAGGCTATTAATTATAGTAAGGTAGGGTCTGGCGAAACTAATAATACATATTCTGATGTTGAAGAGTTTGTTGCCAGAAAGTCTGAACATGATAGCAAATATAAGAATTTAGTTAAAGCAAGAAATATAATCTATCACGCTTATATTAATTTACCTACTGAAATGAGAAGAATAGTCGAGTACTTTTATTTTAACGATATGTCAGTAAAAGATACAGCAAGTCGAGTTAATTGCTCAGAAAACACAATAAGAAATAGAAAACAAGAAATATTTGCAGAATTAAAAGTTCACGGACTGATGTCTGCTTGGGAGTTCTGGGTTGAAAGTCGAGAATTATTGAGTTAATTTTTAAAAAAACATTAGTTTGGTGTTATTTTGGTATGATTTTGAGCTGTTTTTGAGTGGATTTTCTATATATAAAGAATATAATGATAGTATGAAGTAATTGTGAGTTTTTCCATTATTACTTATTTATTTCCTGTTTGGTTTTTTACCGGCCTAATTCCACTATTTAGGCCGGGTTTTTTCATACTACCTCTATTATAATATGTGTGGCTCGGACTCAATGTCCGGGCCATTACTCGTTTATAGAGCTACGAATCAGCCAGAATGCAGCACAAACTACCAGCCGCAGCTACTGGATAGCAGAGGAAAAAGGTGTCAGCTCAGCACTCCTGCTGGCTCCACATGCCCCCAGAATCTGCGGGTCCCTCTGAGAATCTAGAGCCTTGCGGTGACGCTGAATCCCAAAAACTGGCTAGATTTCGGTGAAAAAAGTTCAATTTCATACAGTCGAAAACTTTTATATTTTTTAAAATCTAATATCAAACTTTTATAATAACTGTCATGACAGCGTTCGTGGCAGTTTTATTTTTACCATTAAAAAAACATTTATTTACAGCATTTTACTGAACTTAAGGTGATTTTAATTTCAGTGAAAAGGAGGTCCTTATGAAATTTGCAGTTTCAGCTGAAGAGCTAGCAGAATTTATAGATATTTCAGAGCGCAGAGTTTACCAGTTAGTCGATGCAGAAATTATCGATAGAGTTGAAGAAGGAAAATATAATCTCAAAGAATGCGCTAAAAAATATTATGAATTTAAGTTTGGAAGCGGCAGCAGAGATTTAAATGAAGTTCGAGCTGAGCACGAAGAAATTAAAAAGCGGATCAGTGAAATAAAACTTGCTAAGCAGCAAAATAAGGTTTTTGAAGCAGAAGCCATAAAATTTAGAATGACTGATATGATCACTACTTTTAGAAATAGAATTCTTGCAACTCCAACTAAATTAGCTCCTCAAATAACTGGAGTTAAAAATACTAATAAAATAAATGATTTAATGAATACAGAGCTAAGAGAAGCATTAGAAGAATTATCAGAATACGATCCTTCCTTATTTGTTAATGATGAAGATCTATATAAAGACAATTTAGCTAAAAAAAAAGTAGGAGATTATTCGAAAAAATAGTCAGAATGGTAGCACCTCCACCGGATCTAAAAATAAGTGACTGGGCTGATCAATATAGAAAATTACCTAAGGAAACATCAGCTGAGCCTGGTCAATGGAGAACAGAGCGGGCACCTTACCAACGTAGAATAATGGATTCTATTAATGATCCAGAAGTAGAAAAAGTTGTTGTAATGAGTAGTTCTCAGGTTGGAAAGTCTGAAATAGTAATTAATGTCATGGGATATTATATTGATGTTGATCCTTGTCCTATGCTTATGATCCAACCAACAATTGAAACTGCTCAGGATTTTTCAAAGAGAAGAATTGCTCCTTCTATCAAGGCAGCTGATTCTCTGAGAGAAAAAGTTGCAGACAGCAAAAGTAAAAGCGGGAATAATACTATTTTGATGAAGTCTTTCCCCGGTGGTTTTCTTGCCCTGGGAGGAGCTAATTCTCCAGCCGGTTTAGCAAGTAGACCAATAAGGATATTACTTGCTGATGAAATAGACAGATATCCAGAGTCGGCCGGCAGTGAAGGCGATCCGTTAAAACTTGCTGAAAAAAGAACAACTACTTTTTGGAATAAGAAAAAAGTTTATGTGTCTACTCCAACAATTAAGGATGCTTCCAGAATTGAGGATGAATATAAAAAAGGTACTCAGGAAAAATGGAAGCTTAAATGTCCTCATTGTGGAGATTATCAATATATACATCTGCAAAATGTTAAATTTGAATATGAGAAAGATAAAAAAGGCAATTATAAAGTTTGGGATCTCAAATATGAGTGCACTGAATGTCATAGCAAATTTGATGAGCACACCTGGAAGAATCAATCAGGTAAATGGGTTGCAGAAAATGATGATGTAATTAAGACAAGAAGTTTCCATCTTAATGCTTTTGTGAGTCCCTGGACTCCCTGGGAAGAAATTATAGAAGAATGGCTGACTGTGAAGAAAGATCCGGAGCAGTATAAGGTATTTAAAAATACAATGCTTGGTTTGCCCTGGGAGGAAAAAGGAGAAATTGAAGATGAAGAATTTCTTTTAAAACGCAGGGAAGAATATGAAGCAGATGTGCCAGATGGAGTTCTACTTTTAACCGCTGGTGTCGATGTTCAGGATGACAGACTAGAATATGAGATAGCAGGCTGGGGAAAAGGGCAGGAGTCCTGGGGTATTGAGTATGGCATGATAATGGGTGCTCCTGATATGCCTTCAACCTGGCAGATGCTTTCCGATAAATTAGACCAGACTTTCAGGACAGAGTCAGGTAAAGGAATGAAAGTTGCCTGTACCTGTGTTGACTCTGGAGGTCATTTCACTTCAGATGTTTATAAATTTTGCAAAAAGAACGAACATAGAAGAATATTTGCTATTAAAGGCCGCGGTGGCCCGGGTATTCCTTTGATAGATAAGATTTACCGCAGTAAAAAAGAAAATGCTGCGGTCTTTATTTTGGGTGTTGATTCTGGTAAATCAACTATCATGTCAAGACTTAAGATAAAAGAAAGAGGCGATGGATATTGTCACTTCCCTGCTAATAAAGAAAGAAATTATGATCGCAGTTATTTTCAAGGACTCATATCTGAGAAACTGGTCCGGAGAAAAAGGAGTGGCCAGTACAGAATGGTCTGGGAAAAAATCAGCCCTAATCAGAGAAATGAGCCTTTAGATTTAAGAAATTATGCTTTAGCTGCACTTAATATACTTAATCCTAGCTTTGATGCACTTGAAAAAAGGCTAAAACAAAAAGGAAATGGCAGTGTTAGTACAAGCAATTCTAAATCTAGAAGAAAAAAGAAGCGCCGCGGTGTGGTTAATAAGGGTGTTTCAGTATAAGGAAGGTGGTTTGAATGGCTTCAAAAGACAGGTTAGAAAAAGCAAAACAAAGATTAGAAGCTTATTATGAAGCAGAAATGGCTGTTCTTGCCGGCCAGGAGTACAAAATTGGAACTAGAAGTTTGACTCGAGCTAATTTAGAAGAAATAAGAGCAGCAATTGACAGTTTAGAAAAACAAGTTGATCAGTTAACTGCCGCAGTAGACGGAAAAGGCAGAAGAAAAGCTTATAGAATTACCGCCAGAGACCTATAGGAGGTACAAAATGAGTTACAAAAATAAAAAAAATAAGCCAAAAAAAGAAATTATCATTCCTAAGGACACCAAAATTAAATCAAAGGAAAAAAATAGACAAAATTTGATTAAAAGAAAAGTACGGTAGGTGACGAATATGAATTTAATCGACAAAGCTGTAAAATATCTTAGTCCTCAGACTGCACTAAAAAGAGAATATGCAAGAGAAAAACTTAATGCATGGGAGAAATTTAAAAACTCTGGGTACAGCGAAAGCGGAGCCAGCCATCAGAAAAAATCAATGAAAGGTTGGAATTCATTGAGTCGCAGCCCTAACGAAGATATTAATGACAATCTCGATACATTAAGACAGCGCTCAAGATCATTATTTATGGGGTCACCTTTAGCTGCTTCTGCAATCAAAACCAACAGGACCAATGTTGTAGGTGCCGGTTTAAAACTAAAATCAAAAGTAGATGCTGAAACTTTAGGAATAAGCGAAGAACAAGCTGATCAGTGGGAAAGAAAAGTCGAAAAAGAATTTAGTTTGTGGGCAGAATCAGTTTGGGCCGATAATTTAAGACTTAATAATTTTTATGAGCTGCAGGGTCTGGCACTAATGTCCTGGCTAATGAATGGAGATGTTTTTCCACTCATTAAAAGAGATGAAGCAAAAAGTTGGATGCCTTATACTTTAAGGCTGCACCTTGTAGAAGGTGATAGAATAGGCACTCCTAATGTAGGAAGTAATTTTAGTTATTCAAGTTTTTATAGTGCTCAGTATAATACTTCTGGTAAAAATAGTGAAACTGGAAATCCTATCTATAATGGTGTTGAAGTTGATCAAGAAAGTGGGGCTGTGGTCGCTTATTGGGTAGCAAATAGACATCCGAAAAAGAAAATGGATGGCCACTTCACAAAATGGAAAAGAGTTAAAGCTTTTGGAGACAAAACTGGGGAACCTAATATCTTACATTTAATGGAGCCTGAAAGATGCGAACAGTACAGAGGTGTACCTTATCTTGCTCCGGTTATTGAATCCTTAAAACAAATAACTAGATATACAAAAGCAGAGTTGACTGCAGCAGTTGTGCAGTCATTTTTTACTGCATTTATTAAACAAGATGGCCCGGCCAATGAAATACCTTTTGGAGAAACCTTTATGGGTGAAGAACAGGTAGATGAAGAAGATCCAAATTCTTACGAAATGGGCGCCGGGACAATCAATGTCTTAGGTGAAGGTGAAAGTGTTGAATTTGGAGATCCGACCAGACCGGGAAATAATTTCGAGCCATTCATAAATGCGATAGCCAAACAAATTGGTGCAGCTTTAGAAATACCATATGAGTTATTAAATAAAGCGTTTCTTTCTTCATATTCAGCGAGTAGAGCTGCATTGTTAGAAGCCTGGAAAGCATTTAAAATGCGGAGAACCTGGTTTGCTAATGATTTTTGCCAGCCAGTGTATGAATTATGGTTAACAGAAGCAGTTGCCCGGGGCAGAATTAAAGCACCTGGTTACTTCAATGATCCTGCCATTAAAAGAGCCTGGGCTTCTGCAGAATGGATAGGACCAGCTCCAGGACAGGTTGATCCAGTGAAAGAGGTCACTGCTGCAATTATGAGAATAGAAAATGGTTTATCAACTAGAGAAAGAGAAACCACCGAGCTCAATGGAAGCAATTGGGACGATAATATAAAACAGCTACTGAAGGAAAACAAAAAGGTCAGAGAAGCCTATGATGGGCTTGGGGAGGATGATCAAAATGCTGTTCAAAATCTAGTTAAGACTCTATATAACAAAGAGATTGAAAAGGGGGCGACAGAAATTGACTAAGTTTTGGTCTTTTAAAAATATTGAAAATGAAGATTCAGAAAGTCTTGAATTGAGAATCGAAGGCGAGATATTAGATAGTGAAAATTCTTGGTTATATGACTGGCTTGGCATACCTTATGCTAGCAAGAACCAACTTAAGGACACTTTAATAAAAAACAAAGAAAAAGACATAACAGTTTGGATTGACAGTCCTGGAGGTTCAGTTTTTGCAGCTGCTGGTATATACACTCTGCTTAAAGAGCATAAAGGAAAAGTCACTGTAAAAATAGACAGTAAAGCAATTTCAGCAGCAAGTATGATTGCAATGGCAGCAGATGAAAGATATATTTCACCGGTTGGCCAAATTATGATTCATAATCCTATTCCGGCAAACGGAGTTTTTGGTGACGCTGAGGAACTAAGAAAAGTTGCTGATGTGTTAGACGAAATTAAAGAAGCAATTGTTAACGCTTATATAGCTGGTACTGGTCGACCAAAAGATGAAATCTGGGAAATGATGAATCAAGAAACCTGGATGAGTGCAAATACGGCTGTAAAAGAAAAATTTGCTGATAAAGTTCTCTATCAGGATGAAGATGAAGAATTTAACGTCAAAAATATTAAGGATTATGAATTTAAAAGGTTGCAAATAGTTAACAGTATGGAAACATCTATTAAAGAGATGATTTCTATAAAATCAAATGAACAGGCTGTAGAAAACAAAAATAAGGAAGATAATTCTCAAAAGGAAGGTGATCGGGACGTGGAAATTAAAAACCTTGAAGATTTAATTAATGCTTACCCGGATTTAGTGAAGGAAGCTGAAAACAAAGCAGTTGAGTCAGAAAGAAAAAGAATTAAAAATATTGATGAGATTGCAGACAATATTGATCAGGACTTGGTTAATAAAGCTAAGTTCGATGAACCAATGGATGCAAAAGATTTAGCTTTTGAAGCAATGAAATCTGATAAGAAAAAAGCTGGTCAGTATCTTAACAATGTTAGAGAAGATACTGAAGAGTCAGGGGTAGAAGATGTAGAAGCTAACAATTCAGCCGAAGAAGATTCTGGCCCTAAAAATGTGGATGATAAAGCTAAAAGTATAGTCGCTAAATTTGACGCTAAAAGGAGAGGAGTGAAGATTGATGGCTAATTATGAAGTTGTTGCTAACAATGAACCTGATAATTTAGTTGCTGGCCATGAAGTAGAATTGCTGACTGCTGCTTTAACAATTGCTCAAGGACAAAGCATTCTTGAAAGAGGTAGTGTTCTGGGTGTAGTTGAAGCTGACGGCAAAGGAAAACTTTGTGATAAAGCAAGCGCCGATGGCAGTCAAGTTGCTAAATATGTATTGCCAGAAGATGTTGATACTTCTGGAGGAGATGTAACTTTAGCAGTTTGGAAAACAGGTATTTTTAATAGAAATGCTGTAATTTTTGGTGGGGATAGCACCCCGACTGATCACGAAGATGAATTAAGAGATGTAAATATACATCTTAGAGATTCTATTAATTATTAAATTCAAGGAGGAAATATAAATGGCTAATGAAATTAATTTAAACAACCCTCGCACTATGAAACCTGCTAGATCAAAAAACATGCCAGTTACCACTTTTATTCGCGATACGTTTTTTGGTCAGGCAAATACTTTTTTAACAAAAACTGTTGATATCGATTTTAGAAAAGGAGGACGTCAAATAGCTCCTTTTGTTGCAAAAAATGTTGGTGGTATCAACATGGAAAGAAAAGGCTTTGAAACTAAGAACTATGAGCCACCAAAGATCGCACCTCAAAGAGTTCTGAGACCTGAGGTATTAGAACCTAGACTTCCAGGGGAAACAGTACACACTTCTCAATCTCCTGAAGAAAGGCAGGATTATTTCTTAGAGCAGGACTCTCAAGAGATGGAAGATTCAATTTCTCGCAGAGAGGAACTAATGTGTTCTGAGCTTTTAACAGATGGAAAAGTAACTGTTAAAGGTTATATAGATAATGATTTAACTAACTTCAGAACAGATGAGGTTAATTATCAGCTTAATAATAAGTTGACTCTTACAGGAACTGATGCTTGGAATGATTCAGCTCCATCTAGATATAAAGATCTTGCAAATGGTGTAGAAACTGTCCTTAAGTCTGGTTATAACCCAGAAATGGCTATTATCGGACAGGATGCATGGTCTGATTTATTAAATGATAGCGATTTTAAAGATAAATTAGATAATAGAAGAATGGAAATGGGTATGATCAATCCTGAATTTAGAACAGTTGATGGTCATGGAGTTAAATATCTTGGCTTTATCAGTGATCTAGGGCTTGATTTTTACACCTACTATTCCTGGTATATGGATTATGACGGTGTAGTTAAACCTTATTTTCCTTCTGATCATGTAGCAATCGCACCTCAGGGAATAGGAGAAATGTTGTATGCAGCTGTCACTCAGCTTGAAGATGATAAAAGATATCATACTTATGAAGGAACTAGAGTTCCTAAAATCTTTGCTGACACAAGTAATGATGCTATGACATTTAGAATGACTTCAAAACCTTTACCAGCACCATTCGATATTGATAGCTGGTATGTAATTGACACTAGAGGTTAATAAAGGAGGTAAATTATGTTTAAAGTAACTCACGGCAAAGTTAGATTTGAAAAAACTGTATATGGAGAAAATGAAAAGGCCGGAGATATAATTTCTGGCCTTTCTGCATCTCAAGAAAAAAGTTTAGCTGAAAAAGGCTATGGAGAAATCATAAAAGATGTCAAAAAGAAAGAAAGCTCTGAATCTGATGGCCCAGGCAAAGAAAAAGAGCCTGAAATTATTCCGGATAATCTCACTGTTGAAGAAGTTGAAAAATTAATTTCTGAAACTGATGATCTGGATGACCTTTATGACATGTTAGATTTTGAAAGAGAAACTAAAAATAGAAAAGGGGTTGTAGCCCCACTTGAAGAGAAAATTGGTGAAATGGAAGAACCACCAGAAGAAGGGGAAGTGAATGTTGATTTAGATCCTGATCAAGTAATCACTGATTAAGGAATGATATTATGCCAAAACTAAAAGATTATTTACAATCTGACCTTGATGTGTTTATGAATGTCGATGAGTTTGCAACTAACCACAGCATAAATGGAACTGAAATGGATGTAATCGTTGATAATGATTTAATTGAACAATGGGGCAAAAACAGGCAAACTGGGTTTAAAGATCCTACCGGAATATATAATGCAGATATGATGTTTATTGTAAAAGCTGCAGATTATGGGGATAAACCTTTACCTGGAGAGAATATCCGCTTCGACGGCGACTTATACCAGGTAGCGGACTCAAAAGAGGAAACAGGGTCATATCTGATCGGATTGGTGGCGAATTTCTCATGATAGAAATTTCAACAAATATGGTTAAAGAGATTGAAAAAACTCTTGGTAGATATAAGAGTAAAACGCCAATTGTTTTATATCGTGCTCTTAATAGAGCTGCATCTACTATGAGATCTAATGCTGCTAAGAAAACTCGCAAAGAATATCATATTAAATCAAGTGATGTTAAAAAAACAATAGAAACTATCAAAGCTCGCAGGTCAAGCCTGGGGGCTTTAGTAGTTTCAGAGGGTGAACATGTACCGCTTGATAAGTTCAGATATAAACCCAGAAAGCCAAAGCCATCTAATCCACCTCAGCTTAAAGTTGCTATTAAAAGAGATGGTTATAAAGATTTGAAAGATGCATTTGTAACTGACATTAATGGCAACAAAATATTTAAAAGGGTTGGAGAAAAAAGGCTGCCTATTACCAGAATGGCTGGCCCGGCCGTACCTCAAATGATTGCAAACGATGAAATATCAGATTATGCACAGGACAGAGCAGAAGAGACATTTTATAAGCGGCTTGATCATGAAGTTAAAAGAGTACTGGAGCGTGGTAGATAATGGTTCCTATTTTATTACAAAAACATTTAGTTGATGAAGTCCTTCCAAAAATCTTTGAAGGTACTAAATTTTTAAATACAGATAATGAAAAAGTGAATATTAATTTTTATAAGCAGTATTTGCCGAAAAAGAAAAAAGATATCGATATTTTTCCTTTTGTAAATGTGATATTACTCGATGGAGAAGAACAAAGCAAAGATACCGCTAATACAGCCCATATTCTTTTCATGGTTGGCGTTTATGATGAAGACGAAAACAATCAAGGTTATCAAGACAGCATAATTATTTTAAACAAAATATATCAACATTTAAGAGAAAAAGAATTATTTGATAGCAAATATGTTATTGATTATCCAGTTAAATGGATGACTAACGATGATGTAACTTACCCTTATTTTTATAGTGCCTTAGAAACTAACTGGGAAGTCGCAAAAGTATTACAAACAAATGAAAATCTATACTCATAAAGGAGTGAAATAAATGGCTTATCAACACGGTGTATATATTACAGAACAGGCAACTTCATTAACACCTCCTGTACAGGTTGACAGTGCTATACAGGTTGTTGTAGGTACAGCACCAGTAAACTTGGTTGAAGATCCACAGGGTGCTGTTAATAAACCACTTATTGCTTATAGCTTTGCTGAAGCAGTAAGTAAAGTTGGCTATTCTGATGACTTTGAAAATTACACTATATGCCAGTCTATTGATGCATCTTTTAGAGTCTTTAATGTTGCACCAATTGTACTGATTAATGTTCTAGATCCCGCAGAACATAATATAGCTGTAACCGATGAAGTTTATGCAATTGTAAATAATGAAATTGAAATTGAAGAAGAAGGAATAATGTTAGATGAAAACTTTTCTGTCAGCAGTGAAGACGGAGTAACCGATTATGTAAAAGATAATGATTATAAATTATCTTTTAATGATGATGGGTTCGTTGTACTGGAAGTTGTTGAAGGTGGTCAAATAGAAACTGACGGAGAAACATCACTAACTTTAGGTTTTACAAAGCTAGATCCATCAGCAGTAACTAAAGATGATGTGATTGGTGGTTATGATATTGCTACTGGAAAATATAAAGGTTTAGAAAATGTTGAGCAGGTATTTCCTCAATTATCAGTAATACCTGGTACTATTCTGGCCCCTGGTTGGAGTCACATGCCATCTGTAGGTATTGCAATGACTTCAAAAACAAAAGGAATTAACGGTTCATTTAGCTGTCAGTCGGTTCTTGATATTGATACAAATGATGTTGATGGAGCTGCAGCTTATAGTGATGCAGCTGGCTGGAAGAATGATAACAGCTACACTGATAAAAATAATATTGTCGCCTGGCCAAAAGCTATGGTTGGAGATAAAACTTATTATTTTAGCGCTCTTATTGCACCGCTAATGGCTTTTATTGATGATCAAAACGAAGGCGTTCCTTTTGTTTCTCCATCTAACAAGCAGGCTAAAATTACAGCCACTGTTTTAGAAAACGGAGAAGAAGTATATCTAGATCAGGTGCAGGCCAATCTTTTAAATAGCAATGGTATTATAACTGCTATTAATATGGATGGTTGGAAAGCCTGGGGTAATAGAACTGGAGCTTATCCATCTACTACTGATCCTAAGGATGCATTCATATCTGTTAGAAGAATGTTTGACTGGTGGGGAAATACATTCATTCGGACATATTTCCAAAAAGTCGATGATCCCACTAACTTAAGATTAGTTGAAAATATTGTGGATAGCGAAAACATCAGAGCAAATGGTTATAAAGCTAAACAGCAGCTGGCTGGAGCTAAGATTGAATTTAACCAGGATGAAAATCCATTGACTGATATTATCGATGGAAAAATTGTATTCCATCAGTATTTGACACCATATCCACCAGCTAGATCTATCACAAACATTCTAGAGTTTGATCCTTATGCTCTGCAAGCAGCTCTTGGAGGTGAATAATAGTGGTAAATCCTATTCCAGAAAAAGTAGTTAACTTTAATCTTTATGATGAAGGCGAAAAAATGATTGGTATCACAGGCGAAGTAACGTTACCAAATTTTGAAGCAATGTCAGAAACAATTTCCGGAGCTGGTATAGCGGGAGAATATGAAAGTCCAACACCTGGACATTTTAGCAGCATGGAAATAGAAATCCCGTATAGAACTGTTAACGGACGCTCAACAAAACTGATGACTCCTACTGCCAAAACTATAATCTTGCGTGGGTCTCAGCAGATTAATGACTCTTCTGCTGGAACTATTGAATATCAACCAGTGAAAATAACTATGAAAGTAGTGCCTAAAAATCTTAATTTAGGTACTATGGGAGTTGGCCAGCCATCTGAGACTGCTAATACTCTTGAAATAATGTATATCAAAATAGTTATTGATGGAGAAGAAGTTTTAGAATATGACAAATTAAACTTCATTTATGTTGTTGATGGTCAAGATATACTTAAAAAAGTAAGAGATCAAATATAATAGGAGGTAAATTAAATGTCTAAAGAAGTGAAAAAAGATAATCCGTTGATCATTGAGTTAAGTAAGCCAATCAAATTTGAAGATAAAACTGTAGAAAAAATTGATTTAACTGGTTTGGAAAAGCTAAAAACCAGTGATCTAATTGAATTAGAAAAACAGTTTAATTTAGATGGTAACTTTTCTTCTCAACCAGAAGCCAGTGTTGCTTATGCAAGATTGGTATCTAACCGAGTTACAGATTTACCGCTGGAATTTTTTGATCAATTAGGTGCAAAAAATATTATTAAAGTAAAGACTGCGGTAATGAATTTTTTCTACGGAGAGGAATAAAAGCCACTGACGGAAAAAAGTTAAGAAAAATTTCTGTCAGTTTAGGTTTGAGAACATCAACCAGCGTTGATTTTTATTATTACTTAGAAATCGATGAACTTTTCAATATAGCTGATGATATAAAGGCGGTGACTAATAATGGCAAGTAGGACCACTTATCAAACTCATTTTCTTTTGGGTGCAAAAGTTCAATCCAGTATGCATAAATCTTTTTCTAAAGTCCAGAAGAATATGAAAAATATTAGAAAAAGTGCAGGTTATACAGAAAGTGCTTATTCTAAACTAGGTAGAACTATGAAAAGAGCTTTGGGTGCTGCCGGAATATATTTTAGTGCCAGAACAATAGTCACCGCTTTAAAAAGCTCTACTCAAGCAGCAATGGAATTTGAAGATCAAATGGCTGATGTTGGTACTCTCCTGGATGGCAATGTAAAAGAAAAGTTAGGTAATTATAGTGAGCAGGTTAAACAAACAGCAATTGCAACTGGTCTTTCTACAGAACAGTTAAACAGAGGTCTATATGAAACTATATCAGCATTAGGAGAAAGCGCTGATACTTATGATATTTTTCAAAAGGCTGCAGAAAATGCTCGCGGTGGTAATGCGGATGTTCAAAATGTAGTTAAGTTTTTATCTGCCACAATGAAAGGTTACGGAGATGTAAGTGCAGAGACTGCTCAAAAAGTTTCTGATTTAGGTTTCCAGACTGTTAAATTAGGTCAGACAAGTTTCCCAGAATTAGCACAGAATATGGGTGATGTAGTACCTCTTGCTGGCGCGATGGGAGCCAATATGGAATCTGTTTTCGGGGCTATGTCCACTCTAACTGGTGTTACTGGTGATACTGCAAAAGTAAGTACTCAGTTAAGAGGGGTTTTCACAGCTTTAACAAAGCCAACATCAGCTATGAAAGAAGTTATGAATGGCTTAGGATATGAATCTGGTGCAGCAATGATCAAAGCAAAGGGTTTCCAGGGAACACTTGACCTTTTAAAGAAGGCTACTGGAGGATCTACTGAACAATTAAGTAAAATGTTTGGGCGAGTTGAAGCATTAAATGCAGTTATTGCTTTAACTGGAGCTCAGTCAGAAAACTTTACAACTAAAACAGAAGCTATGTATCAAGCAGTTGGAGCAAGCAACGAAGCTTTCAAAGATAAAGTTAAAACTTCTAAAGCATTAAGAGAACGTTTTGGACAGTTAATTAATGTATTGAAAATTAATTTTGGTAACAAAGTTTTACCCTATATTAATCAAGGGTTAGAATTTATTCTTGCTAATTATAAAGAAATGGGAGCTCAAGCAAAAGCGGCTATGGAGCCTGTCCGAGCAACTTATAATTTCATAAAAAATAATTGGACTGCAATAGAGCCAATTGTCGTTGGAATAACTTCTGCAATGGTAGCATATAAAACTACTCAAATTGCTTTGACAGCTGCTCAAAAAGCCGGAATGATTGTTCAAGCAATCTCTAAAGCTTATAGTACTTTTCAAACAACTATGAATGCAGCTCGATATTCTACTTTGGCGGCAAGCAAAGCTCAGGTCGCGCTTAATCTTGCAATGTCAGCTAATCCAGCTGCAGTTGTAGCAATCGCGATAGGCGCTCTGGCTACTGCCGGATATTTGGTCTATAAAAACTGGGACAAAATATTACCTAAGTTAAGAGCTTTCTATAATTTAATTAAAAACTTGCCGGTAGTTGAAGCTTTTATAAGTGGAATCACTGACATTTATCAGTCAGGAAAAGACACTTTTAACGGACTAGTTGATTTTGTAAGCGGAGTATTTACTGGCAACTGGTCAAAAGCCTGGGATGGAGTTGTTCAAGCAGTCGGAGGTTCATTCTCTTTAATTGGAGATTTAGTTAAACTTCCAATTAATAATACTATAGGTTTGATTAATACAGCCCTTGCAGGCATTGGAAAGATTGATGTCTCTATACCCGACTGGGTACCAGGAGTTGGAGGTAAAAGTTTTGGCCCGGACATTCCAGAAATCCCATTGTTAGCAAAAGGAACGAATAATTTCGGCGGAGGTATGGCTATAGTTGGAGAGCAAGGACCTGAACTGGTTAATATGCCACAAGGAACTCAGGTTACAACTGCAACTAAAACCGAGACGCTTATACAAAAACTAAAAGAAACTCCTTCTAAGGCTACTAAAATATTAAACAACTTAAAATCTGATAATTCGACTAAAAATACTAAAATTGAAATTAATATTGAAAATATTATTGAAGGAAATGCGGATAAAACAGAATTGGAGCGTTCAAATAGAGAATTAAGAGATATGATCGAAGAAGTATTTCTTGATTTAGGAGGAAATCCAAGAACTGATTTCAGTTAAAGAGGTGGTTGTTGTGAGGTATACTACAAAATCCGGTGATACATTTGATATTATCGCAAAAGAAAATTTAGGAAAAGAAAAATATGCAAAAGAATTAATGCAGGCGAATAAAGAATATATAGAATTTGTTATTTTCCCAGCCGGCATTGAACTGGAGTTGCCGGAAATAGATGAAGAAAGTTCTTCTGGGAAACAAGCACCTCCATGGAGGGATTAATAAATGAAAACCAGAAGAGCTAATCCTATAATTTATTACCAGGGAACAAATATAACTAAAAACTTAGAAAAGGAAATTAAATCATTTTCTTTTACCGATGTTGCTTCGGGATCGTCAGATACTATACAACTTAAAGTACATGATATAACAAAAAAATGGCTATCGAACTGGGCTCCTCAAACAGGCGATGTAATTGAAGCATCAATAAAAGTAGAAGATTGGAACAAAGAGGGAGATACAAGAGTTTTTAGCTGCGGGAAATTTATTGTTGATCGGCCACGGTACAGAGGGCGACCAGTTGAATTAAGTTTAAATGCTGCAGCACTTCCTAATGATACAGACTTTACAACTACTAAAAAAAGCAGAACTTGGAATAAAGCCACTTTAGAGAAAATAGCACAAAAAATTGCTAATGAGAACAATTTAAATCTAGTTTTTGATTCCAGTTTAAATCCCGATATAAAATTTGTTGAACAAAGTGAAGTTAGTGACAAAACTTTTCTTAATGATCTCTGCACCAGGTACGGTGTAGTAATGAAAATTTATAAAGAAAAAATTGTACTTTATAACGAAAAAGATTATGAGAGCAAGGAGCCGGTAACTACTATTGACGAATCAGAATTAGAAGACTGGGACCTCGATCCTAATCTTACTGACAGCGGATATGATGGAGCTCATTTAAGTTACTTTGATCCAGAAACCGAAGAACACAAAGATTATACTTTTATAATACCAGGGGAACCAGGTAAAAAAATATTAGAGATTAATGATTTAGTATTTTCTCTTTCTGAAGCAGAAGCAAAAGCGAAAGGGGCTTTAAGAAAGAAAAATAAAAGCGAAATAAATTTGAAAGGTAAATTAAGTGGAGGAACTTTTTTAGTTGCCGGCAGCACTATAGAAATCACTGGCTTAGGAATTTATTCTGGCAAGTATTATATTGATAAAATAATTCATAATGTAAAACCTTATAAAATGGGCCTTGAAATGCATAAAGTTCTGGAGGGTTATTAATGAGCTGGATTAAAGATAAAATTGTTCAGATATTAAAAAATATGATCAGAGTTGGTAATGTTTCAAGTATCGATTATGAACGCGGAGCTGTGAAAGTGACCTTTCCAGATAAAGATAATATTGTTACAGATCTTCTTCCTTATCTTTCTTTTGAATATAATATGCCAGAGGTAGGGGATACTGTTTTATGTGTTTTCTTACCTAATGGAATTTCAAAAGGTTTTTGTCTGGGCCAGCCTTATAGTCTCAAAAATATGCCAAAGCAGCCCGGGCCACAGTACTATTATAAAAACATCTATGACGAAGCCTTTTACCAGTACGATAAAAACTCAAAAACTTTAACCATAGACGCTGATAATATTGTGCTTAATGCAGCAACATCGATTGTTTTTAAAGCTCCTACAATTACTCTTGATGGAGAAACAACTATAACTAAAAACTTAACTATTAATCAAAATCTTAATGTTAGTGGCACTATTTCTGCAGGTGGAGATATAACCTCAGGAGGATCAATTATTGATACAGCAGGCAACACTAACCACCATACTCATTAGAAATAAGGTGATTATATGATTGGATATTTTGGTCCGGTTATCTTCGAAACATCAGATAGTCGGATTTTGAATTTTAATGACTTATCTCATACAGCTTCTGCCAGTTATGAAAAACATCAGATTATTGGCCAAAAACCTAGAAGTGAATTTAGCAATCCCGATCTTGAAACGATTAGCTTTACAATTAACCTCAATGGAAACCACGGCGTTAAACCCCGAGATGAGATAGAAAAGTGGGCCAGCATTGTAAATCAAGGAGAAGCATATTCGCTTGTTATAGGCAGCAAGATAGTTGGGGACGATCTCTGGGTGTGCCAAAGCATAAGTTCAGCCTGGAATACTGTATTTAACCAGGGAGAATTATTTTCAGCAAAAATAGATGTCTCTCTTGAAGAATACATTTCGGAGATGTGATGCAAATGATTGATACAACCAAAATTAATTTAAATTTAAATGATGATCTTGAAGAATATCAGGAAGTTATAAGAAATGTAAAAACTATACTTACCACTCCAAAAGGAACAGTTGCTTTTGATAGAGAATTCGGAATCGACTGGTCTATTCTTGACCAACCGATGGCCCGGGCCAAAGGGCTTTTGACTGCAGAGTATGTTAAACAGGTAAGAAAATATGAACCCAGAGTAAAAGTTACTGAAGTATTATTTGAAGAACCGGATCAAGATGGAGTGTTAATACCTAAGGTGGTGTTAGAAAGTGGCTAAAATTCAAGAATTGCAACACTTGCCGGAAATAAATTTTGTAGAAACAGATGTAGAAACTATGCTGGCCGATGCTATAGAAAGTTATGAAAAAGCTTTTTATGATCAAACTGGGAAAAAGAAAACCCTTGCCCCAGGTGATCCTGTTCGAATTTGGATTTATTCTCAAGTTTTGAAACAATACCAAACTAATTTGTTAATAGATAAAGTCGCAAAACAGAATTTGCTTTATTATTCCACAGGCGAAAAGTTAGAACATTTAGCTGCATTGTTAAGTGTCGATAAAGACGGACCGCAAAAAGCGATAACAACTATGGAAATTACTCTTTCTGCAGCACAAGATAATGCAGTTCCTATAAAAGCCGGAACCAGAGTTACTCCTGGTAATAATATATTTTTTGAAACTACTGAATATCAAGAAGTGCCGGCCGGGTCAACAACCTATGAATTTCAAGTTACTTGTACTGAAGCAGGAACAATTGGCAATGGTTTCACAGCTGGACAGATAGATACTCTTGTTGATCCAATACCTTATACTGAATCAATAACAAATATAGATACAAGTCAGAATGGAGCTGAGGAAGAAAGCGATGAAAGTCTGACCAGAAAAACATATTTGAAGCCAGAGTCGTTTTCAGTTGCTGGCCCGGAGGGAGCATATATCTTTTTTGTCAAAGAGTTTAGTCAGAGCATTATTGATGTTGTGCCAACTTCTCCATCGCCAGGAGTTGTGGATATTAGATTTATTTTAGAAAATGGAGAATTACCTGACCAGGCAATAATAGATTCTTTAGAAGAATATTTGGATTTCAAAAAACGAAGGCCACTTACGGATAATGTACAGGTAGGAGCTCCGGTCCAAGTTATGTATGATATAGATTTGACTTATTACATATCTTCAAATGATGAAGATATTGCTCAGAATATACAAGATGCAGTTGATCAAGCTATATCTGATTATCAAAAATGGCAAAAAACAAAAATTGGCCGGGATATAAACCCGGATGAACTTAAAAGTAGAATAAAAGAAGCTGGAGCTAAAAGGTCTGTTGTTGCAGCACCAGTATTTACTCAAGTTCAGAAAACAGAGGTGGCAGCTGCAGCCAATATAACTATTAATTATGGAGGTTTAGAAGATGAATAATAAAATAGATGAAGTTAAACTTATTGAAATCTTACCTCCGAATTTAAGAGAAGATCCGGATATCATAGCAGCAAGCGAAAGCATAGACGCTGAACATCAAAAAACAGTAAGCAAAATAAATAAAGTTTTAACTGTTGGAGATATTGACAATGCAGAAGAAAAAGTTGTCGATCATTTAGCGCTGTCAGCTCATGCTGATTATTATGAACTCAGTTTACCAATTGAGAAAAAAAGAAAAATAGCAAAAAAAGCTTATATTTTGCATTATACAAAGGGAACTCCTTTTGCGGTCGAACAAATTGTCAGTGATGCATTTGACAACGCTATTGTGGAAGAATGGTTTGAATATGATGGAGACCCTTATTATTTCAGAATCCAAGTTGAGGATAGAATAACTGATCAAGAAGTCTTAAGAAAACTACTGAAAGCTATTAACTCAGCAAAAAATAAACGGTCCTGGTTAGAATCAGTTAACATTAAGCGCGAAAACATTGCTAATTTATATTTTGCATCTTTTATGCATACTAATCAAAATGTCACTTTAAAACAGATTCCGGTCCAAGATGTTTATGATCCAGTTAATAATCTTTATGTTGCCGCAGTTAATAGACAATCTAAGGAATTGATTTTAAAACAAATACCTTTGCCCGAGGTTATAGAAAGTTCGGGCGCATTAAAAGTTGGAGTTGCAAACAGACAAAGTACTTATTTGAAATTATACACGGAGGTGTAAATGATGGCCCAGTTTAATAGTTTAACGATTACTCAAGATGGTTTAGAGCTGCAGTCAAAAGCTCAGACTGGTACTACTCTAAATTTTACTAGAGCAGCAGTTGGAGATGGAGAACTGCCGGATGGTACAAATTTAATTGATTTAAGTTCTTTGATAAATGAAAAGGAGTCTCTTAACCTTACCGATTTATTTGTAGACGGCAGCGGTAATGCTAGAGCCAGAGCTACTGTTTCTAATCAAGGTTTAGCCACTGGTTTTTATATCAGAGAGATTGGTCTTTTCGCTAACGATCCAGACAAAGGCGAAATTTTATATTGCGTAGCAAACGCCGGGCAGTATGCTGACTTTTTGCCGGCTGGAACTGGATCAGATATTGTAGAATCTACTCTTGATCTGGTAACTATTGTAGGTAATGCAGAAAATGTTACCGCTCAAATAGACGAAAGTTTAACTTATGTTACTGTAAAAGATATTAATGACAAATTAGATCTAGAGACTGCTGATCATCAATATAAATTAGTAGTTATTGACGGATCACTTGTTTTAGAGGAGGTATTATAAATGAAAGGATTTCCTAAAAAATTAAAGACAAAAAAAGATTATGAAAATATCGTCGATGATTTCGGCTACACTCAAAAAGTAAAAGAAGCTTATCAGGCATTGTTAGAAACTGATCAGCATTATGTATTTGATAAAGAACTGGCAACTGAGGATGAAAGGACTGGCCCGCTCCCTGATTATAAAATAATGAAAGAAGATGATCAGGAAACCGAGACGGTTAAAATTGTTCAGTATAAATTAGTAGATAACCCTGACTCAAAGCTCAAAGAGTTAGGATTTACAGAATCTGAAGTTCAAGAGGTGATTGACTTATGCTAAGTGTAGTAGGAGTAGATAGTCCTGCTTTTTACAACGCTGAAGGAAACATAGAAAAGACAACCGGAGTCCAGGGAGTAGATATTCCGGCCCTGGCATTAAGAATTAATAGGCAGAACTTAAAAATTGAATCAGCATCAGCACTAACTGCCTCAGACAATGATGGCAGTTTTTCTAGTTTTGCGATGGGTACAGATTATTATATCTATGCCTGTCAACCAGCTGATGGTATTGAGCCAGACTTTGTGCTTTCGGCTAACTCTACTTATCCAGATACAATTCCTTCTGGAGTTACGCCCAGTGCTGATAACACTCGGAAGATTGGTGGCTTTCATTATGGCCGGGTAAGGAACAGTTCTACAGCTTCTGATGTATCAGAAAGCATTGTACCTAACTCAGTTTGGGACCTTGTTAATCGTCCTAAATGTTCCCCTGAGGGGATGGCTAAGGTAGGAAACCTTTGGGTAGATATTTATCTGGCATCTGATGATGGTAACGGTGGTGTTGAATCAAAATATAATGCGACACCTATAACCGGAACTGAAGGCTTAAGCTGGTACAGTTTCGCTGAAAGGTTTGCCAAAGTTGATAAGAGGATGGCATCAATGTCAGAGTGGACAGCATTAGCTCAGGGCAGTCCTCAGGGTAACGATGGTGACAATGTCAATGCCTGGTCTGCTACCAGCAACAGCAGTAGAACTGCAACTGGTACTGTAACCAATGCTATCAGTAATTATAATATTGTCGATTGTGCTGGTAATGTGTATGAGTGGTTGGATGAACTTTCTATTAGACAGGATAGTTCAGTGACTACCGACTGGCGCTGGTATGATCCCGATACTGACTTTGATGAAAGCATCGAAAGCAATTGGAATGAGTTAGGAGATTTATATCTACCTAATGATAATGGTCTTACTGCTTTCAGAGCAGGTGGCGGCTGGGACTATGGTGTCCGCTGCGGTGCTCGTTCGGTCGACGTGGGCTACCGACCGTGGGGCGTGTTCTCGCTCCGCGGGTCTCGTGGTGTCTGTGATCCTCTGTAATTCGTGATTTGATAATCTGTCTTTTTATAAGGTGTGAATACTTATCAAAAATTTTACAATACATCAAAAAGTATATGATTTTATGGTTTGGTTTTTCCCGATTGTAGATAACTTTCCGAAGTACGAAAAATTTGTACTTTGTACTCAAATTAAGAATTCAATACTTGATATCTCAAAAATTATTATTGAAGCAAATAAATCTAGAGGTAGCAAAGTTAGATTTCTGCACCGGGTAGATGTCAGACTTGAACAATTAAGAATGCTGATCAGATTTTCTCACAAAAGAAGATATTTAAATGATTCTAAATATGAAAATGCATCTAAAAAAGTCAATGAAATAGGCCGCATGCTTGGAGGTTGGATCAAGTCGTGCGATTAAATATTTGGGGTTAAGAGCGTTACAGGTGGCAACTGGAACAATGGTGTCCACTGCGGTGCTCGTTCGGTCAACGTGAACAACCAACCGTGGAACGTGAACTCGAACAACGGGTCTCGTGGTGTCTGTGCTCTTCATGCAAAAATCTTTCAGACAGTAGTGGTTACGGCCACTGCTGCAGTGTTTCTAGAAATGAGGAACAGGCTTTTAATCCCTGCTGAGATACTTTTTAAGTCAATCCAGCAAAAAATTTAGATTGCTGGCCAGGCAGCAAGTATTGAAAAATAGAAAGTTGTCACAGTCAGCGACTGCCCGTTCTCATTTGAGCGGGCTTTTAATTTTCACCCACAAATAAAGAAAGTGGTGATAATATTCCAAAAAAATTTAAAAATTTATATCCTAAAATATATAACTTTTCAAACTTATTAGTTTCTTATGAAAATGCTAGAAAATCTAAACGATATACTAATCAAGTTCTTGAATTTACTAATCAGTTAGAAAGTAATTTAATCAACCTTCAAAACCAGCTTATCTGGAAAGAATATTTACCTGGTGAATATCATCAATTCTATGTTTATGAACCTAAGCAGAGGTTAGTTATGGCACTTCCTTTTGAAGATAGAGTGGTCCAGTGGGCTGTATATAGAAACCTAAACCCTATATTTGATAAAACTTTTTATGAACATAGTTGTGCCTGCCGGATTGGCAAAGGTACTCATTATGCAGCAGACCAGCTGCAGCACTGGATGAGAAAACTCGACAGGAGCCCAGGGAAAACTTATTATCTCAAAGCTGATGTTGCAAAATATTTCTACAGGATAGATCACAGAACTCTTTTCGAAATAATCAAAAGAAAGATTGGCTGCAGAGATACTTTAGAGCTGATCTGGAAAATTATCAAAAAAGATGATGGTGAATTTGGGATACATCTCGGTGATCATTACTTTGAAAGGGATAAAATTAAAGGAATTGGAATCCCAATTGGTAACTTAACCAGTCAATTATTTGCTAATGTTTATCTAGATTTTATGGATAAATTCATTAAACATAATTTGAGAGTGAAGCACTATGTAAGATATATGGATGATTTCGTTATCCTGGGAAAATCAAAGAAAGAACTACATACAATTAGACAGGAGATAGAAATATTTCTTGCTGATTATCTAAAATTAGAACTTAACAATAAAACTACCGTGGACAATATCTGGAATGGTATAGATTTCTGCGGATATGTTACTTATCCACCATATAGAAAATTGAGAAAAAGTACAAAGAGAAAACTGAAAAGGCGGCTTAAATATCTTCAGAAAAAGTATTATAAAGAGGAGGTGGAGATCGATGAAATAAATGCCAGTGTTCAAAGCTATTTAGGAATATTAAAACATTGTAATAGCCATAATCTGACAATGTCAGTTATTGGCCAGTTAGAAGATGAAATACTTAATCAACTAGATTTAGATGACGTACGAGAACAAAGAAGTTGATGCGATATACAGATAAGCAAATACTTTTGCCTTGTAGCGGGGCTTGGTTTGAGGTGAAAACACGTGAATGCAAAATGGAGACCATTTTTAGACGAAATAATTTATTACTGGAACAAATTTTTTGAGCATACATTTATTAAAAGTTTTCTTGCGGTGGGGGGCACATTGCTGACTATGATGTTTGGAGATATGAATGCAGCTATGCAGGGTTTTTTAATTTTGTTGGCAGCAGATTATATGACAGGAATTATCAAAGCAAGCAAAAAAGGTCAGCTATCTAGCTGGATGTCCCGAAAAGGTTGGGGTAAAATAGCAACTTATGCTATTGTAATATCTCTTGGCCATCTGGTAACCCAAATAGGTATGAAAGGAATGAGAGATTTTGTTCTACTTTGGGCCGGGGCAACTGAAGCAATTTCTATTTTAGAAAACTGCGATGAACTCGGTGTTGCTATTCCTGAATTTATGCGCGAAAAACTTTTAAGAACGAAAGAAAATAAATTTGGAGAGGAGATCAATCAATGAAAGTTGTAGATGTTAGAGATAAGTTACCAACTCATAATTCCAAGAGATATCCAACCAGACCTCTTTCTGCTATATATTATATAGCGGTACATCACAGTCTTACAGATAACATACCAGGTGGTGAAGATGTCAAGGCTTTTGCAAGATATCATGTCAATAATTTAGACTGGCCGGGCATTGGATATCATTATGTGATTGACACTGACGGAACTGTATATAAGACTAACGCAGCCAAAACAAAAAGTTATCATGTAGGAAAACATAATCAATCAGCTTTAGGGGTTTGTTTAGTTGGTGATTTTAGAGATTATGACCCAACAGACAAACAGTACCAGGCTCTTGTTGAGTTACTAAAAACTTTGCAAGATGCTTATGGCATAACTACCGAAAATATCAAAGGCCACAGCGAATTTGAAGGTTACAAATGGAAGAAATGTCCTGAGATAGATATGGATCAACTAAGAAAAGAGGTTGAATGATATGACTGAAGATGAAAAGAAAGAATTAAAAGGAAGATTACTTTCATTTGTCTCTAGAAAGTTTTTGATAGCTCTAGTTATTCTGATAGCTTCTACTGTAATGGTTATGAAAAATCAATTAGATGCGACCCAGTGGCTTGGTATAGTTACTGCAGATCTTTTAACTTATGATTTTTCAAATGCTTACTCAAAAAAAGCAAAAAAGGAGTGGTAATTTGAAGAATAAAACTAAGATTATATTAATTGTAATTGCTGTAATTATTGCTCTATTACTTTTATTTTTTGTTGGAAAAGAAATTGCTGCAGGTTTTGCAGCCGTCTTAGGAATTTTTGGTTTTAGTAGCAATAAAGCCCTCAAGAAAAAATCAGAAGAGATTGAGAAAAAAGCTGATCAGGAAAAAGAAATCACTAAAAAAGTAGAAATTAATATTGATGATCGTCAGTCTAAAGATGAGCAGCTTCAGCAAAATGATAAAGAAAGAGCTAGCACGGCTGAGGAACTAGAAAAGCAAAGCGAAGGCAGGGAAGAACGTTTAGAAGAGATTGAAAATAACCAAAAAGCTCGTAAAGAAAAAGGTAAAGAGCTAAGTGCCAGGCTGGAAGAATTGAAGGAAGGTGATTAAGATTAAAAAATTACTGATTGTTATTATAGTTTTGGCTTTGTTATTTTTGCCAGGGCAAGTTAATGCTCAGGATCAGTCTGATATGAGCTATCAAAAACTCTTAGAACGAAATCGAGAGCTTACTGAAATCGCTGAAGGGTTCAAACAAAACTGGCAGGAAGCAGAGAAAGATATCGATAAACTGCAGGAAGAAAATAAAGATTTGGTAGCTGAAAGAAATGAATTTAAACGATTATATAAAGAAGAAAGAGAAGATAAAAAAGAACAAAGACAACTTTATCTAAGCACTGAAGAAGATTTGAAAAGAGTTTTAAACTCTAATGAAAGATTACATCAATACATTGATAGTTTAAATAAAACCATTGACGAATATTTAGGAAGAAGTGATATATCTGTTTCAACCGGAGTCGGTTATAATTTAAAAAATCCAGAAGAGAGTTTATTTATTGTTCAGCTTGAATTTGGAATTTAAATAGATAATTTTTGTAGCGGAGGTAAATATGCGATACCTTATGTTTTTATTATTAATTATTTTAGATTTGATTTTTAGTGCAGGAACATCATTCTTTATCTTGACTAGAAAAATGAAGAAAATTGATAAAAATTCAAGTTGCGGAACTGGAAGTATTGGAGAAGCAATTGTCGCCTGGATAGTTGTTGCGGTTATTTTTATAATATTACTTGCTGTATATGGTTCATTATTGTATTGGATCATGTTTCTTTTACTTTAAAGGAGGTCGCTGTGGCCATTCTAAAAGTCTTACTTATCATTGTAATTTCAATTATTATTTCTGGCCTGCAAAGTTATTCGGTTTATAAATGGTTATTGAGTGGAGATCATCAAAATCCATTTGCACCTTATGAAAACTCTTTAATAGGTGCTGCAGTTGCCGGGATTGTTTTTGCAACTGTAAACACAACCATATTACATTGGATTATATTTTAA